GATGAAAAAACGTGCACATCATATTCTTGCTGAAAAATTATGTCGATGTGTGAAAACGCGTAAACTGGAGACGAAGACGAACGTACAAGGGCGTGACGAAGGTCGTCGTATTGCATACTGTACCCGTTCCATATTTAACAACAGAGGTCTTCGCCCACATGGATTTCGATGTAAAACCGCGAAACGTCGTGGTTCGTTACATTCTCGTTTGTTGAACGATATTACAAAAACACGTGATGTATTCAGTCTATAATGAATCCGACTCAACATACTCTACAGCACGTAAAATTAAAAGTTCCTCTTGACTTAAACGTTGGAATACCGCATTCAATTCGAATTTAATATTAAAAATAAATTTTTTTACGTTTTGTATTGTTACGTTATGGATGGAGTCTTCTGCATTGTATGTTACACGGAAAAAATAACCACCGATTGTTATATATGGATTCGTTTCGAGAGAACGAAGTGGTATCCATCGTATAAGTTGGTTATGCTTTAATTCATCTGGATGTTCAATTACGCGAAACATCTGTAATTTATCTTCAAACTCTGCCATTTTCTCTGGAGTCAAGTTCATGGACGAGAGAACTTCATGTCTTCGTGCCTCGATTTGCTTCAAGGTCATATTCGCAATTGTACTGTTTTTCGAGTTTGTCATCGCAGATAATATCGCATTCACATCAAGAGGAAAGGTTGGTTCGTCAAGAACTGATTGAAGAAGGTCGTCGTCAGAATTTGCTGCATAATCGGTGTCTTTCACTGTAGGAGGTCGGCAGTATTTATTATCATTGACTTGTGGTAACTTAGACCTCGATGATGAATCAATGCTGACACTGCCGTCACTGCCGTCACTGCCGTCACTGCCATCCGCATCGTCACTGGTGTCTCTTTCATTGCTACCATCACTTGTCAACCCACTATCATCGGTTCCATACGTATCATTGTCTCTATCTAATAATGCACCAACATCTAACATATCATCGAACTCATACTGGTCACATAATCCAGATTTTTCAATTGCACTTGTTGTGATATGATTGACCGACTTCTGCGACTGGGACCGCGACTGGGACCGCGACCGCGACCGCGACCTTCCCGTTCTTTTTGTTGACGGTCGCATATATTCCATATCTACGACAACTGTTTTCTTCATAGTTATTATTATGTATACGAATATCTATTTATTATACTTGTCTCTATAAGATATTATGAAAAATCATTCTTATCGATAACCACGGATTTTGCTATTTGTTTTGCAACTTTTGTTACATTGTCATCGTCACCGTCTGTAGCATGTTTTGATAGCGTCATATAGATTTGATTGGCTTGTGTATCACTATTTTCGCATTGAGGATGCGTTTTGGCCCATTCATTTACCAATACTACATTCTTATGTTCAACCGTATGAATGGCATCTAGCAATTTTTTACTATGGATGCCATCCTTTTCCCATTTATTATCATCTTTAATATACAAAACTTCGCGTTTACTATCGCTACAATGTATCGGTCGTTTGGTGACTTCTGTCTTTTCTAGATTGTCAATAAATATCTTTGATATCCCTTTTACAAACCCGCGTTTGCCCACGTCTTCCATGTCGTCCGTATCCAATTCTATCGTTTTGACAAAATCGGTCATATTCATCGCATCCTTGCATTCTTCGTTTAAGAACATATTGATGTTAAATGTTTTATTGTTCGAATTGTTGGTGAGATTCCCATTCACAATAAGGTTATTGTTCGTGGCATGCGTTATATTAGAATGCGGCATAGTTGTCGGGGCGATACCCAACCCAGTTGTCGTTGTTCCGGCGACATATGAGGAGGTCGCTTTGGGAGAAACAACCATATTTTGCCCAATAGTGGTCAATACCGCTGTACATAACTGTATCATTTGGGTTTGTTGGATTTGATTTGTTTTACTTAGTTCGGCGTTGGAATGACATAGTTCTGCTATTTTACTCGAAAATAGAGTGTAAACAGACTTATCAATATTCTCACCCGAACATTGCTTTGAATGTCGCCATAAACTTCGTTGGGCCATATACTTTCTGTCACATTTGGGACAACGATAGGCGGACGCGGGGGCCGATGAAAAATGGACATTTTTTTGGACATCACCAAGTAGCAGTGATTTGTGCTTGTCAGTCTTAATATGTTTAAGATAATTAAATTTTCGTGACGTAGAATAGTCACACTGTTCGCATATATATGCAGGCTCTTTTTCCATGGTGATGTTTTTCACCTGACGATAAACCTGACGATAATGTCCGAATGTGCTAAAAATAGGCTTACTGATTATAGTGTAGGATGACTAAATATCACCAAAAGTAGTAATGTCCGTTTTTTGATATATAAATGTCCATATTTTAAAATGGCCGAATGGACGTCGACCAACCAAAAAAAAATTACAGTCACAATTTTTATCGATGGTCAAAATATTTGTGACGATAAAGTTGAAAATCGCGGTTTTTTGTGTTTTAAAATCTCCAGCGTAAACGGCGTTTTGGACATTTTTATGGACATTTTTAAAAGTAGCAACTTTGCTACTTTTCAGGGATATGGAACCGAATGTATCATTTTTATATGATTTCTTTCATTCCTGAGACTTATTATGCTATTCATTTCATTTTTGAAGCGAATATTTTTGGCCAGAAAGTCTCTTGAATGAAATGAAATGAAATTGTTTATTATAGACATTTATGTGGGATTAGTCGTCCTTTTTGTCTATCACCACTGTTTTGGCGATTCGTTTTGCAACCTTAATTACATTATCGTCATCTCCGTCATGTGCGTGTTTCGCAAGTGTCATATATATTTGATTTGCTTGAGTTTCACTATTTTCGCATTGAGGGTGCGTTTTTGCCCATTCATTCACTAACACCACATTTTTGTGTTCTACTGAATGTATCGCATTTATAAGTTTCTTGCTGTGAATACCTTCACGTTCCCATTTATTATCATCCTTAATGTACAAAACTTCGCGTTTACTATCTGTACAGTGAATTGGACGTTTTGTAACTTCCGTCTTTTCAAGATTCTCAATAAATATCTTCGAGATTCCCTTGACAAAACCATATTTTCCAACATCTTTCATATCATCTGTATCCAATTCTATTGTTTTGACAAAATCTGTCATATTCATCGCATCTTTACATTCTTCATTCAAGAACATGTTGATATGGAAAGTTTTGTTATTGGAGTTATTCGTCATATTTCCATTCACTGTAACATTTTGTAAATTATTTGTAATAAATGCTTGTGAATTTATCTGCGTCGCGGTTGTGTTACGAGCGTTATCTGATGTAATGTATTGGTTATGGTATTGTAATGATGACATAAAGTGGTTGTACATTTCGTGTATTTGTGTTTGTTGTAGTTGGTTCATTTTGCTCAATTCGACGTTTGATTTACACAACTCGGTTACGGTTGTAGCAAATTTGTCATACATAGAATAAGAATTACAACCAGGCTTCTCATGAATTGTTGATGTTTGACACTGCTTTGAATGACGCCATAAGCTTCGATGCGTCATATATTTCCTTCCACAATTAGAACAAACAAATGCTTGCTTTTCATTACATTCAACATTTTCGGCGGAAAAGGCGGCGTTTGGAGGTGGCACCGAAAAATGGACATTTATACTTTTTGGTGATCGGTGCTTTTCAGTCAGCAAATGTTTCGAATAGTTACATTTTACATACGTAGAATAGTCACAGAGTTCGCAATGGAAAATACGCATTTTGAAAACGGTGATAAATATCACCTGTCGATATTATGCTCTGGTTATTTTCTATGATTTTATCTTTAACTTTGATTTATCGTGTGGGTCTGCTATAAAGTATAAATATCACCAAAAGTATAAATGTCCAAAAAAATGTCCATTTTTCGGGAGGCCGGTGGGAGCCATGGATAGACGCCGAAAAAAATTACAGTCACAAAAATGAATGATGGTCGAAAAAAATGTGACTGTAAGGTTGAAAATCGATGATTTTTGTGTTTTAAAACCTCCGGCGTAAATGGCGTTTTGGACATTTTTGGAGGAAGTATAAATGTCTATACTTTTTGCTACTTTTATGATTCTGTCGCCGACCGCCGACCGCCGCCAAACGAATCTCTCGAACAACATGTTATACGCCGCTGCATTTTGGCAATAAAGTATATTGATGAAATGTTATTTCGCTCCGTTTTGAATTGAATATTTTCGGCGAGAAATGTAAAGAGAAACAATCATAATCATAATGAATTCTGATTCATAATTTCATAATAATAAATATGAGTTGAATTATTTATTATTAGACGTATTTCATTTACGAGTGTAAACATTTCATGTGTGAGATATATTTCGTCTTAGTGGTTATTCTTAGAACTTCGAACCAATAACCTCGTTCGCTGCCATTGGCTCAAATGACATCATTCCGCCAGGCATTCCGCCGCCGACATGTTGGGCATATGTACTATTAAAGTTCTGCTGCTGCTGGGAAGCTTGCGATAGGCCATAATCCGCCGTTCCGGTATTACGATTGGCAGTGAGGACCGGGTTTGGTGGTGCCATTCCGCCCCCAACCATACCACCCGGAACCCCACCGGCGTAAGGTTGAGAAAGGGGCTGCGTGATACGAACAGCTCCACTGCCGCCTTGTCCTCCAGCTGCAGCATTTCCGGTACCGGCAGTGCCGTTATAGCTCGTTTCACCACCAACTAGTTCAATCGTGCGTTCCACTATAATTTGAACCTTCTCCCCGAGTTTTGTCTTAATGCTCAAGAGAATCATCAAAATGCCTAAAATCGTAGTCGTGAAGTTGAATTCGCTATATCTGTATCCAGAGTATGTTGGAATAAATGTAATCAAACGGTGGATAAAGTAGATGAATACGAACATGAACAATATCTGACCGATGATTTCGACTAAAATCATTAAAGTTGCTTTGTGGTCATCTGGTTCCGGAACATATGTTCGAACCAAATACAACATCACGAGAATAGGGACAAAACCGATGATTGTATACTGTACAATATTCAATAATACACCCTGTTGTTGTTCATCCAGACGAAACACATGGTCTACAAATGAACTTCCTCGCTTTGACCCTTCTTTCACAGTTTCTTCAAAGGCTTCCATCTACGTATATACATAGTTAAATATTATTTATAGTAGCAATGAATGTATTGATAAAATAGAAGAATATGAATTAAACATACATATACTATTATTCTATATAAGTATCTAGGATTGAAATTATGTTGCGTCGTTTTTCATCTATAAACAGTGTTCCACATTATCGAGTTGAACCGAATGAAAAAAGTGGCATTTTCGAAATTGTTTCGTTAACTCCCCCCGCATTATCCATTCCACGACCGATAGTTTCTAGTATACCGCATCAAGAATATCAATACCTAAATCTTATTCATGATATTCTTCGTGAACGTGAAGAACATAACGGAAGAAACGGAACTACATATTCAGTATTTGGGGCGGGCATGTTATTCTCCTTAGAACAAGGAATTATTCCAATTCTCACTACGAAAAAAATGGCATGGAAAACATGTCTCAAAGAATTATTATGGTTCATTCAAGGAAAAACGGACAACCACCTTTTACAAGATGCCGG